GGCGTTACCCCCGGGGCGTCGTACTCGGCGCTGGGCCGGTTTATTCGTCGGGCAGGTGCCGGACAATTTTCCACCAAAACAACGTGAAGGCGAAGGTGAGCCCGATCACTGTCGGCGGGTAAAACAGCCAATCCATCAGGACACTGATACACTGGCGGACGCTTCTACCGTAATGTCGTCGATCTCTATCTCAACCGATAGCATGTCGGCGACCGCCTTCGCCAGTTCTTCGATATTGTCTGCAGAATCGTCGGCCCGGTCGGCGAGTATCGTTTCGACCGCGCTTTCAATGGTGCCCCGGTATTCGATCTCCTGCGCTACGTCTTCGGCGGTCGGGATTTCCTCAGCGGACTGCTCCAGCGATTCGACGCGGTCGCGCAGGTCGTCGAAGTCGTCGGCTAGTTCTTTAAAGACTGGCAGCGCTGCCAATGCATCGGCGAGCGCTTGCAGCGGCGCAAGCGCTTTCTCCAGTCCGTAAGCGCGGCGCGTAGCAAGTTCTAACTTTTCCCGCAAAGCGTCCGCGCTGTCGTCCGGCGAATTGGTCAAGTTATCCAGTAGATCGATAGTGCCGGTGTCGTTTGTGTCAATAGTCATGGTTTCTTTCTCCGTGTTAATCGGGCGTGATTGCCCGCCGCCTTTATCGCATAGGCTCGCATATCGTGCAAACGAAAAAGGGCGGCCCGAAAGCCGCCCCGATTTCGTCGGTTATGTCGCGGGGTTTTACGCGGCCAATTCCAGCGCGGCTTTGTAAGCTTTCTGCTTAAGCTTTCCGCCCGTGCCATCGCCGAACAGGTTCGACGCGATGTTATGCTGGACGCCCCGATTCTTGACCGGCTTCTGGTCGGCCAGCCATGTCACGGTGTTAAACGCGCCCCATAACGTGCCTTCGGCGCTGCCGAGATCATGGCCGGGGTTGATGCCCACTGTCGGGGCGGTCGTCACGTCGTCCGGCAGGTCGGCATTGGAGACGCCCCGGGCGATTTGGTCCAGTCTGTCGGCGACGAGTAGCGCAACGTCGGCGGCGTCGTCTTTCCCGACGGGAAGAAAATCGCGGCCCCGGAAATACGCCAGCGCTTTGCGAACCCCTTCGGACTGGCGGACCTTGCCGTTGGGCTCGGTCTTTTCTTTCCCGCCGATCACAGTCCGGAAATAGTCCAGAGCTTCAACGTCAGACAAAGCGCGGGCCGCTAAACGGCGGGCCGTTGCAACGTACGCCCCGAATTGATCGTCCTGTAAACCGAGCGCCGTTTCGACGGCGTATGGGTCCAATTCAACGCGGTGATCGTGCCGGAATATATCGGCGTCTTTTTCCGATAGAGCGAACGTCAGCGTGTTATTGCAAACAACGCGGGTGGACACGTTCGCGAACGTGTTCGCGTCTTTGCCAGTATGGCGAACGGTAAACAGGGGCCGCGCGGCTATCGCATCGCCCGGGCCGATCTCTTCGACGCGGTCGGTCTCCAACTGGACCCATGCCGCTGCGCCGTCGAACAGCGCGCCCGCCGTGACGATGTCGAAGCCGTGATGGTCTCGGAGTCGGTCCGCCATTTCGAGGATCGAACTGTTCTGAACCGGCTGCCATTGCCCGGCGATATAAGGGCCTGTGACGTGGTTATTATCGGTCCGCTCTATATAAAAAGAGTCCGGAATCGGCGTCCCGTCCGCCCGGTGATTCGGGCGACATGCGACCTCGTAATTGAGACCGGCGGCGTCGGCCCATGTTTCAATTGACGCGAGGGGCGCAACGGTTTGGGGATTTGTTTCCGGGGCATGCCATGGGGCCGCGTCGGTCTCCCTGTAAGCCATTGCGATACGTCCATCTTCCTGTGTGGCAAGTTCATGTGACATTTGTCTATTTCTCCGTGATAAAAAAACGGGGCAGGATTGCCCCGCCCCAGTGTTCTCGCATAAAGTCGCGTAAGGTGTCAACGGTTTATTTTATGCCGCGATAACCCGCCCGATATCGCCCGCAATGTGGGGACGCAGAATAGTATGCGGGCGCAGCGTTTTGACGAACGCCCGGTGCGCGTCGGCGTCGGACTGTTTCGGCTTTTCGCGATTGGATAAGCCGCGCCAGTGCAAGGCGACGTTACCGCCGCCCGCATAGCATCCGCCCCGCTCGGCATTGTCTCCGGCTTTTCGTTTCGACGCACCGTGCGCGGTAAATACGATGAAATACTCGCGCTCGGCGCGGGAACATAACGGGCGGCCATTGCCGCACCGGGCGCAACCGATACCGGTTTTTTCGTCGGGACAACGTACGCCCCGAACGCCGTTCGCGGTTGTTACCTTGTCACTATCGCGCCCGCGCCAATAATCGGCGGGCACGACGGCGACGCTGGCATTGCCTAGCGCGGTCTCGTTTGCGGCGGCTTCAAGGGTCGGGGCGGAGTAATTAAAAGTACACTGCGCCCGGTCGCCGGTATTGCGTTCGGCCCATAGGTGCGGGGCAAAATGCGTGAACAAAAAAGCAAGCCCGCGCTTCGGTACGGAATGACGAACGGCGCTTTCATACTCGCGGTCTATCTCGCGGGTTTTCGTTTCGACCGGTTTAAGAGGGCAGGTGTCGGGGCACGTTCCGTACATGTCGCCGGGGGCGGCGCGATACGTTCCGGCGATCCCGGCGGTTTTTTTGGCGCGGCTGGCGGCGATACAATTAAGCATTTTTCTTCCCCTTGCGGATGCGTTCAAGCAACAAGCGTTGCGTTGTGGCGGCTGATGGTTTCGGGTACTGGCCGAACCGGGCCGGGCCGTTTTTCTTCGCCCGGGTGCGGTAGCGGTTAACAAATTTCGAATAGCTTTTATACATCGGCCCGCACCTCCCGATCATTCTTCAATTCCAGTCGCCGTGCGAGTTGGCACGTCCTGACTGGGACATGCTCGACCTCTCGTTTCAAAGCATCAATCGTGTTAGTAAGGTCGTTGATCTGGTGCGACAACTGCTTTACCTCAATTGCCAATCTTTCGGTTAGCGTCATTTGGTTTTTCTCCGTGGTATGGGTTAACTCCCATATACTAGGGCAAGAAAAAACCCGGCGTCAATACCGGGTTTAATCTTTTTAATAACCGCGTCGTCGCGTTCGTCGTCGCGTTGTGCGTCGCATTGCACGGGGCGGTTTGGCGTTCGCGTATTTTTTCCAGTCGGGGCCGTATAGCAGGCGGCCTAATAGGCTAAACAGAAACATCATGCGGCCTCCGTTTCACGGACAACGGCGCAGCCGTCGATATACCGATCCTGCACTTCGGTCCACCCCGCATGATTAAGCCGGTCGGGGCCGTCCGGGTCCATCAACGCCGCTAGAAGGTCATAATGATCCGCGTCGGGCAGAAGGTTTCCGTACAGGTCAAAAAACCGGGCGTACCGTTTTTTATCGTCCGGGTCGGATAAATCGATTTCGGTATAATAGCCCTCAAGGCTTAGTTCGGTAATGTCGATTCTAATTTTCATCGCTAAATTTCTCCATGGTTTTGCGATTGATGCGAGATGTAACGAAAGCTATTGCGCCGAATATCACGAATCCCGTCCACGCGATAATCAGGTAATCGACGGCAAAGCCGGTAAGGGCGTCATACTCCATTAGCTTTCACCGTGAACAGGGCATCCGGGGTCTAGCGTCGGGCTGACGCCCGGCGGAACGCATATGCAGGTGCAATCGGACCCGCCGTCCGGCCACGCTGCATCAAGCGCTCCGGACTCTAGGCCTTCCGGGCCACAATAACGATACTCTTCGGCGTAAAACGCATCGCGCCGGTTTCGGTTGTCATACTCCATGCCTTAGTTCCTCCGTAAGGTTGTTGGACTCGTCTGTTATATGGGATCGTATCGGACATATCAACCCCATAATTTCGTCCCAGTTATAGGGCGCTTCGACAAAGAGATCGGGCGGGCAGTCGGTGCCTTCCATTCGAACGTCGATAGCCTTGGAGGCGTGGTAGACTCGGACGGTGTCGGTCTGCTTCGCTTTCGACTGGCGGACCAGTATCCACGCGCTGCCGTTTTTGTGGAGGTCCATCCACGTCACCTGATGCGGCGATAGCTCTATCGCCTTGCCGCCCGTGTGCTTCAATTCAACAAAATGAAAGAGGCCTAGTTCGTCTTGGATTACAACGTCAGGAACCCCCGGCGTCGCCCACGTCTCCAGCCTCGTCATCGTCAGCTTGCGGCGGCTCTGCGATATCCCCTCCTTCATCGTCTTCCACAAGCCGCTTTCGCGCTTTGCGGCGGTTCGAGGTATTGTCCGGCTCTTCGGGAGTGATGTCGATAGTGATCGGGGCATAGCTCTGCTTTATCTCCTCTAGGGCTTTCAGTACTTCGTCTTTCGACATGGAGTCTATCGACCCGTGGCGAATCTCGCTTTTGCTAACGTAGATATCGCCCTGCGCTTGACCGCGACGATACTCCGCTTGGACCGCCGCGCTGTACGCGCCGTTTTGAAGCGCCATGTCTCGGATCGTTTGCAGGTCGCGCAGATGCCGCTGATAGGTTACCCCGAACTTAGCGTCCAGTTCGTCGCGGTAAGCCCGGATGGCCGCCACAACGTGTGGAGAGCGATCAGGGTTCGTAAGTTCGTACGCCCGGCTATGGGCGCTGTTGGCGGGGTAGCCTGCGTTAATGGCGGCTTCCCTCAACGTGATCTGCCCGTCCTTACTGACTAGTTCTTTGACAAACAGTTCCTGCTTCCGAGTCAGCTTTGTGTTGACGCTGACCTTCTTCCGGCCCCGGGTCTCAACCCAGTTTGGGTCGTCGGATTTGCGTACGGTTTTGCGCGGCATGGCGGGGTTTCTTTCGATAGTTAATCCGCACTAGGTTTTGACACAAAACGCCTATTATATATAGGGCCTAAATCAATTTTTTGACAAAACCATTCGCTCGCGCGGGTTATACCGCATATTCCATGGAACACATGGAACAGAATCCGCTACATATGGAACAGCCTTTGTTCAGTGTTTTCAACGTGTTACTTGTTTTTGTTCCGTTGTTCCGCGTGTTCCACCCCAAAAATATTTTTTTTCGGAAAAATGATTTCAGCCCTATATATAATAGGGAAGATTAAAACAGATCTCTGAGAAGAACCGTGGGCCGTGATTGGTGGTCTTTATCCCCTAGTTAAAGAAGATATGGACGTTAGGTAACTGTGCAGGTATTCGCCCAAATGCTCGGTTGCCTCGGTGTCGTCCAGATTGTAATAAGGATACTCGTTGTACTCGGCACTAAACGTCCATGTTTTAGGGGCCGTTTCCTGAAGTTCACAGACTTTATGCCGTTTGCCGTTCTTTATCTTAACTAGTTCGTATTTTTCGAGTTCGTATTTTTCCATGGGTTTTCTCCTTATGAAAAGCCCACGGCTCATCTCAGAGATCGTTTTAACTCCAACCTGTTAAGAGACCCGTGGGCCGTGATTAAGGGTTAGTGGTCGTTCAGTTCGTCTACGAGTTCACGCAGGTCGCTTTCTGCCTTTTCTTTTTCTGCGCTCTCGTTCTTTTCTATCCAGTACTCGACATTCTCTTTGATGTCGTTAAATGTCTGGTCCATCCATTCTTCATGGTCTGGGTGGTCCGGATTCATGTCGCCTTTTTTCATCGGCCTGATGGTCCGGCCTTTGCAGAAGAACAACCCTATCGGGGTTGGCCTGTCTTCCGGGGTGGCTTCGTAGTGGAAGCCGCCAAGCTCGCCGCAGTTGAGCGTTTCGCTTGGGCCGTACATTACCCTGACGGCGATGCCGTCTTTCTTCCCAAGGGTATTGGCACCGTATTCTTTTACTGCGTTTTTGATGGCAGTTACGGGGTCAAGGGCCTTGGCCCACCCTCCGTAGTAGCCGCCCGAGAGGGCGAGGAAGGTGTATCCGTTTTTGAGTGTATGATCTGTCATTTGGTTCTCCATGGTTCGAGGCCCACGGGTCACTCAACAGGTTGGTGTCGTATTCACAATGTCCAAGAGCGGCGGCGCTTTCGCCGGGGGTCAGAGAGGCGGCCATCGCACTGCGAAAGTTAGTCCGCTTCGCCCCGGTCGGGCGCTTCTTTATTATGTCGTATAATACCACATCTTATCCCATATGTAAATGCGACATATTGTCGCACCCTAAGTCACTGATTTCATTACGTTTTATCCCACTTGTCTGCGGCAGTCAGCATCGCCCAGTTAAAAGCCAGCGTGATGCGTTCTCCGGGCGCGGCATCAACCGAGTGAGGGAGCGAGGCCGGGAATGTAAGAACGTGGCCCCGGGCGTTATAGAAGACGGTGCCGCCGACGATAATTTCGGAGTCGCCGAAATAGACGACGGACGCGTAATCTGTTCCCCCCGAAACGTGAGCGTGTTCTTCGACGTTCTCGCCGGGCTTCAGAAGGTTGCCCCAAGCGTCCAGAATGTCGATACCACTGAAGGCCCTTTCGTTAAGGGCCCCGGATTCCCGCAGCCGCTCGCCCAGCATATGGACGTACTCGTGAAAGATTTCGTCGTCGTTGAATTGCCGCCAGTCGGTCATCTGACCGTGGACGTTCGTGACGTAGTCGTTTGGGCCGACGGTCTCGCGGATCTTTCTCTCGAAATGCTGGAGGTGCGCCTCGGATAGAACCTTACACCGAACTACTCGGGTCGGGGCCAGTATCCAATGCGTCTCGACAAGTTCCATGGTCTTTTCCTTATGAAAAGGGGGAGAGGGTCAGTAGTCACCCCTCTCCCCCGTCGTTGCGGTTGCAGCCTTTACCCTGTCAGACGCCGGGGAGAAAGCACCGGCGGGAACCCTGAGCGTTGACGGAGACTGTAACCTCCGCAGGTCTGCTTCATTACTTTCGCACCGCATCAGCAAAAGCTAAATTAGGGTTCCTCCAAAAACTATTGATCCCGAAAATCGCTGAGCCAGAACAACCGGCCATCTTCCGCGAGACGCCCCATTTCGTCCTCTCGCGCCTCTTGGGCGGAAAGGTTGCGGTCGAACTCGGAAGCGACCTCGTACTCTTTCTTGTGGCACGGAGCGCAGATGAACTCCGGATATTTCCCGTCAGGGCCCGGATTTTCGAGTTCTGCCCGCTCCTGCTTTGAAGGAGCCTTTCCGCAATGAGAGCAGACAAGGTCAATTTGCGCGGGGTTGCCGCTCATACGAGCCGACTCGCGCAAATCGTCCTGAACTTCCTGCGATGCCAAAAACCGGTCAAGCTTTTGCATCTCGGTCAGCGAAGAAAAGACGTGCCGGAAGCCCGCGTTGTCGCTGACTTCTAGCAGCGAGCTAAACGGCACCCGGATACGTTCGGGTCCGCCCGCGAAGGAGAGCGAAACCTCGAAGGCCTCGTGCCATACCTCCAGACCCCAGAAAGCATTCTGAAGAACGATGGTTAGCTCGTCCGGACTAGCCTCGAACAGGTGTTCGGGCATCTTCACTCCGCGTTCGCGGGTGTCGAACCGAAAGTAGATCCCCGTCTCGCCTATCTCGGGAATGCTGCCTATCTCTTGATAGGCCTGAAGGATGTCACGAAGCTCATTTCGTACGGCTTCGTCCATACGTTCGGCCAGAGTCAGGGACTCGTTGTCGTTATTCAAAAGCATGGTCATGTTTTTTCTCCTTATCTATATGACCCACTGCACCTTGGCGCAGTTTTGTTCCAGTTCCGTGGCCCGTGCTCGGAGACGCTCGGCCTCCGCTTCGTCGCCACCTGTCCACTCCGCATCAGCCGCACGTTCGCGAAGCTTTCGGACTAGGTACTCGTTCGTCACGAGACGCAGCCCGAGAAGGTCTGCCGCACTATTCGACATTGTTGTCGGCCCCCCCAAGCTTATAGGCCTCGCTTATCATAATCTCGCGGAGCCTTTTCATCTCAGTAAACGGTATGATGTCAGACTCCGTCTTCAATTCGATATAGCGGGCGAACGCTTCAGCTAGCTTAGGCGACCTCTGCATTAGTTGCAGAATGAGATACCGTTTATTCGACATATTCCACCAACCAATCGTTCTTCTGGTTATCGGCACCGCAGGCCGGACACTTCAACCTTGACCAAGCGAAGTGATGGACCTCGGTCCAAGTGCCGCATTCCGGGCAGTAAATCCGCTTGGGCTTTTTACCGGCGCGGGTGTAGCGGTTGACGTTGACGAACTTCTTCGGCTCTTTTTCCAAAAACTCGGAGAGCGCATCGCCGCGCTTATCGTTTGACAACGATAAAACGCGGTTCAGCTTTTTCCGCCAAAAACGAAGCGGGTGCATCATTCGTCCGCATCGCCGAGGGCGTCAACCTCGGACCTAGAAATATTGTAGAGCGTCTCCATCCGGTGAGAGATCAGCGACTCAATCACCTGCCGACGGCTAAGCTTTGAAATGCCGGTCTTGGCTTCGAGATAAGTCCGAATCTCGTCCAGCGTTTCGACCGTTTCGGCTGGCAGCGCAATCGTCGCTGCGATGTATTTTTTATCCATAAAAACCTCCGTGGTGTTGGGGTAAAAACAATGGGACCGTATGGGATAAGTTTTACCCTGTCAAGTCCCTTTCTTCGGACATGGCCTCTTCGATACGGAGGGCCTCGCGTTCGAAGTCCTCTACGTAGGGATAAAGCAAAAACCGCTTTACCGGCCACTCGTACGAGCGCTCCACGTCGTACGGGTCGTTGCGGTCGGTGCGGCCCCAGTCGGAGACGCCCACCTCTCTCCTGCCTAGCATGGCCTCCAGCGTGTCTGTTTCCGGGTTCGGACTAAAAACGGGTATCCAGCCCCATGCGTCGGTCCACCCAACGATCAAAACTGACGAAACGCCGTTCTCTTTTCCCAAGGCGATGAGGTTGTCAATTTTGTCGGCGGAAATCAGGTAAGTTTCGTACTGATTGTGCAAAATCTTCCGCTTCTTCACCTCAAAAATTATCGGAGGATACTCCGTTGAATAATCGTATGAAGAAAGGTCCGCGGACCGCGTATATTTGGGCGGGGCCAGCGGGTTAAGCTGAAACACCGCCTGCCTAATGAGGCTCTCCTGATTCTTCAGGTCTTGGGCGGTCTGGTAGATAGGACGCGACATCGGTCCTCCCGTGGGTTGTTGAATGGGACGCCGCCTTTAGCAGTTGGGGGATCTAGTCGTCAACAAAAAACGACTACATCGGAATCCAGTTAAAATTAATAACGCGACGGAAAGGCACGTCAGTCGCGCCCCAAGACCCGTGGCGCGTGGACGCCGGGAACTGAACGAAGCGGTTTGCGACCGCGTCCACTTTCTCGCCGCTCTCGAACTCCGTCGGGCCATTACAGGTGTCGAGGTAAAGGATGCCCGTTCGGCAAATGTCTTCTCGGTCCGTGTCGATATGAAAACCACCGAAGAACGGTTCGGGCCCGGAATACAAAAGAAGGTTCGCCTTTATTCGGATCAGGATGAAGGCGTTCAGATTTCGAATCACGGGGTCTAGTACGGACGAAAAGTCCGACATCCACTCGCCCCGTAGGTAGAAGACGTGGCTATGCTGCATGTTTTGAAGATGCGTGTCGAAGCCGATCTCGTTAATGTTACTGAGGTGATAGACCCACGGAAAGTTTTCTCCGGGTTTTGTAGGGCCGTTCAGTATTTCAAAGTCCTCCGGACTCAGAAAGTCGTCCGTTACCTCAAGCTTCGTCACTTCTCTGCACCTGATCCTCGGTAAACAGGGCGATGTTTCCCGATATTGACCTGCGGTCGGCCTCTTCCTGCCGGTCAGAGTTCAGGCTCGCTCTAAAAGGGTAGACCATGTGGTTTAACCAGTGAGGAAATATCACGAAGCGCCCCGGCTGGGGGTCCATGGACATTACCTTGGAGGTTCGGAACTCCGAGTGCGCTGTCTGGAGGGTCGGCCCGTTGACGAACGTAATGCACCCGTCAAGCTGCCCGGAGGAGCTTTTTAAAGTTGGCGCTTCGGTGTTTCGCATATTCTCGGGCACCCGAGTCCAGAAGACAAAGCTCAAGCCTGCCGCGGTGCGCTTACCGTGATCGTGAATCGGGTTGTAGTCGCCCGGCAGGCTATCAACCACCCAAGCTTCGTAGCAATTAGCGGCGACGTAGGGCGGGTTGGGGTCATCTTGCATCGCGTAAAACCGCTGGACGTACTGCATAGCCATGCTCTCGGCGATGCCGTAGATTCCGTGGAAGGGGTCGCACCATTCCTTGTCGAGATAAAGCTGTTCGCCGTTGTGGATTTGACCCACAAGCTGGTCCGAATAGTCTTTCTGCTTTTGAGCCTCTTTTAGCTCATCGATTTCGTGGTTAACGCCTCTGTAGAACCAGAGAGGCAGCGTCGTTTCAAGAATCACAAAGTCCGTCACGAAGTGCGTTTTGATGTCGGCGTTAAAAGTTCCTTTGTAGTCTCTCTGCGGCTGCCCTAAGTCGCGCACCGCGCCGCCCGTCTCTCTCGAAAAAACCTGCGCTTTATCCACCGTATTTTCCTTCCATGTCCTGTTGGTAGAAGCTTAAAAAAAGATCTTTCGCGGAGCCGACACCGAGGAACACGCGGTCGTACTCTTGGTCTAACTCGGAGGCGTAATTCGCTGCTAAAGAAAGCATCCCTTGATAAATCACCACCTTTGCAACCTCTTCCGCGACAAAAACGTCTTCGTCCATTTCCGTCCTGTCCAACAAGTTTCTTCGCCACACGGCCATAACTTGATCGTGAATTGAAGCTTTCATTTCGTTTAAAAAGTCGTCGTAAATGTCTTCGAGCGACGTTTGATCAAGTTCGTAGCCCCGGTCTCGTTTCGGCCTCAACGGTATAACATTGTCTGGAAGCGGTCTCATTTCGAGAGCGTTCGCATCGTCGATCAATAAAAGCGCTTCTCGCGTTTCAGGGTCCGCACAATCTCTAATGTGTTCTCGCCGCGGCAACGGCATGGTGCCAAATAAAAAGGCAAGCTCCTCGGGCTTTTCTCCGATCATGCTTCGAACCTTATCCCGGTCTTCATGCCCCACCACGGCAATCGGGTAACTCGTGGTGCCGTAAACCGCATGGAACAAACCGGCTACGGCAACTTCCCATGGCGCGTCTTTTTCCAGAAGTATTCTGTACGTTCCAACCAAGTGATCGAACAGGGTCTTGTCTCCGTGAGGATGTTCTTTGCAACCTAAGTTTTCTAAAAAGCCGAACAGGATCTTTTCGTGGTTACTCATCCGCGACTTCCTCAATCCACCCGGCTTGGATAATCATTTTGTGCGTGTCTTCTTCCGGGTCGTATTTCTCCGGATCAAAAGGCTCGTGGTCCGCGGGACGGTCCGGATAAATCGTAGCTATAACTTTCTGGGGGTTGCCGTCAGAATCAATTACCGTGATGGGCATCTTCATGTGGTATCTCCATAATAAACTCTGCGTCCGGGTATTCGTCTCGCACCTCGTCCACGGTTTCGTAAACCGTCTCGTAAAACATCTGCTGCCCTTCGCCGTAGCAGAAGGGGCACGGTCTGGCGATATCTAAAGTTTCGCTGGCTCTTCGAACAAGCTGACCATACCCCTCGCACTCGCGGCAGGGCAGCGTCACTTCGAACGTAGGCATTAGAGAAACAGGGTTCGAATCAGGTTTTCGAGAAAAATAGTGATTAGCTGTTCCATGTCTTTCTCCTATTTAAATGCAGGCCCGGTCACCCACCCCACGAGCGAGTGTCTGGTTCCTTTGGTTACGGGGGTTACTTCGTGTAGTGCGTAGCTTGGAAAGAACGTGATAGCGCCTTGGTCGCGGTCCGCGGGCTTTGAGTCGCTGTCGAGATGAACGATCAGGTCACCGCCCTCGTACGAGTCCGGCGGAGATAGCTGAACACTGAAACTTAACTTACGGTGGTCCAGCGTCTCGTTGTCAGGCACCCCTGCATCGACGTGCCTTCCGTAAAAGCCCTTGTCGCCGTTCTTATATGTTCCGAACTGAAGGTTCTGGATGCTTCTAAGGTCGAACTGGAACCCGCTTTCGTTAGCAGCCACTACCTCACCGCAAAGCGTTTCAAATATCCAGCGGTTCTCAGGTACGTCGGAGTAAAGAAATTGAACGTCGGTCACGCGTACCTCGTCATTAACAACTCCGGATCCAACCTCCGCTGGTTTTTTCTCAGAAGCGCGGCCCTTCTGTTCTCGACATGCCGACACTATCTCAGCGCACTGACTGACGCTGAACACGCCCCGCTTATGAAAGGTTTGAAAGTTGGGGATTTGGTACAGGCCCCACTGAAACGTGTGAGGCTTTTCAACAGGAGGCGGTGCCTCTACGGCCTTTCCTTCTTCGAAGTATACTCTCCATTCGATATGCCATGTTTGCTCAAAAGGCTCTCTTTCGAAAACAACATCCTCGTCATAAAAAACGGCGACGCCCGGGCGCATGTTTATTTCTTTGCCTTCGGCGGTCGTAAGCCCCCAGTCCTTCCATACGCCCTCGCAGTATGAAGACAGACAAAGCTTTAACCAGTACCTTCGAGAGGTCGCCTTGGGTGCTTTTTCACGAATACCTCCCGAATCGGGGGGTTTTATCAAAACGCATTCTTGTGAGGTAACGACGAGGCTTTTTCCGATGGAGTCTCCCAGCTTTTTTGCAGCCTGCTCCGCGTAGGCTTGCAGTATGGACATTCTGCGCTGCCGCTTTGGCTCAATAGAGCCGCCAGATCCCACGACAAAAAGGGCCTTAACGATTTCTCCCCGCTCATCGCTGGAGATAAAGTCGTTCATTTCAATCAAAAGGGGTTCGCTCATTCGTCTGGCTTCCCCTCTTCGATAGTCTCGCCCATTTGCGTCAGCTTCGCCGCCATGCGCCCATGATCCATTATCATTTTGCGAACCATCTTACGCGGAACAGCGACGTTTTTTGAACGGCCTTTCTGCGTGATAGCAGCAAGCTCGTGGTATTCGTCCTCGGCGGTGTAAAGTTTCATCCTCTTTGCACCCGCTTCCATGCGGCACGAAGAGCCTCGGCCTTCAAAAAACCTTCGGGGTCTTTTAGGCCCCCACTTTCCTGCAAGCGCTCGGCTTCCATCCGTACGGCCTTATCCACCCACTTCACCGCTTGAGCCCAGTTCTGGACCTCTTCGACGGCGTTAATATACTTGCTTTCCATGGTCATCTCCTTGGTTAAAGACAGCCCCTTATAATCTCCCATACTTACAGCGTCAACAAAAAAAACGCCCCCGCACTGATGGGTAAGTGCGAGGGCGTTTTACAACCACGGAGAAAACCGGTTCACGCATGAACCGATAGAAAACCTATGCGATACGCTTCGCTAGGTCAACCACCTAGTCCACTAAATATCCCAGAATTTTTACATTCGTCGCAGATGAACATGCCCTTTTGCACAAGCTTTACCTTTTGGCACGTCAAGCATTTTTTCCGTACGTGGGTGCCGCGCTCTATTCTACGATCTTCAATCTTTTTTTGTTCTTTGGAAGAGACCATCGGTAGAACACATGCTTGTTTATCTGGACGACACGGTGCTTCGTTGCTGCCCAGCTTGGTAGCACATAGTCGGCGTGATAGAAAGTCGAACCCTCGGTTGGGTCCATTATCGTCCGTGACAGTACAAGTTCCGAGATCCGTGTTGCGCGGAGCTTGGACGCCTTGTCTCGCATCTTGTCGCTCTTGCCATCGCAATAGAAAGAGAACTGACACTTGTGGCGGACAGGCGCACCTGACCGATAGACAGGCCCCTGCTTTACAACACTGCAAACGTCGTTTGGAAACCGCCGGTCCTCTACGCGGTTCATTATCACGGAGGCGACGGCCACCTGACCGACCATGGGCTCTCCTCTCGCCTCGAAGTATACGGCGGTGGCGAGGCAGAGGAGTGCGGAGGCAACCATTACCGGCCTTGACCCCGGTACTTCTTGAAGCCGAGGCGCTTGTGCTTGTTCTTGGGCCGCGACAGGTGGCTAGAACCTATCGACGTGCGCTTTTTAATCGGCTTCTCGCGAAACTGAGCAACTACCTTAGCCATCGGCGGAGTCGGTCGATAGAGTTACCTTCGAGGCTTCAATCGGATGGCTCTGACGAAAAACCTCAGATTCGGCAATGTGGATCTGAAGCATGCCGCTGATGCTGCGCCCCTCTTTCTGAGAGCGCTGCTTTACCTCGTGGTATGTCTGGATTGGCACCAAAATGCTTTTCCACTTGGTTGTGTCCATGTCTGGTCTCCTTATTGAATGTACGCGAACATATAGGAGTTCCTGCGGTCTCGCAAGAAAAAACCCCGCCCGAAGGCGGGGTAAGTTCAGGGAGGTAATTGCGGAGGAGAACACTACTCCGCTTCGCCCCAACTAGCGCCAAGCTCTATGTCGCAACGGCTGGGGACATCTAATTCTATCGCATCTGTCATTATATTTGCAATAGAAAGCGCCTCTTCTTTTCCGGTGACAGAAACCGCTAATTCATCGTGGATTTGAATCAGAGGAATCTTTCCAGTTTGGTACACGTCCACCATTGCCTGCTTTGTCATATCCGCGGCAGACGCCTGAATAAGCCGGTTCAAGGCCTTATAGGTGTAGGCCCGCTTCAGTCGAGTCGTCTGACCGTATTGGCGCACGGCTTCGTGATACGGCAGGGCCTTGTTCATTTCGAATGTGTCCGGTTCCCAGAGGTCAAACCGGCACTTGCGGCCTTTTAGGGATCGGATAGACCCGCCACTGTCTTTGTCGTTGAGCCTGTCGGTTACGCCGCGCATCAGCATCTTCACGAAGGGAACGCGCTCGTGATACTGATTGACCAGTTCCTTCGACTCTTCGATAGGGATGTCCAACTGCTCGGCCATCTTCCGAGCCCCCATCCCGTACATCATACCGAGATTGATGGTCTTTGCCTGCTTGCGGCTGATCTGAGCCATCTCGGCGACCATCGTGTGGAAGTCCATCTTCGGATCTTCCCGATACCCCGTAACGAACTCTTCGACGCCGCGCAGCGGAACGCTACGAGCCTTGCCGAAGACCGAGGCGTAATGCACCAAGATCCGTGGTTCCTGTTGCGAGAAGTCAATACTCGCCCACTGCTCCCCTTCTTCCGGTAAGAACAGCCTCCGAATCATCGGCCCGAGTTCCGGGTCTCGTGCAGGAATTTGCTGGAGGTTCGGGTTATTCATCGATATCCGACCCGAGACGGTGCCTCCATCGTCGGACCTAATCTGGTTTATGTGACCGTGGATGCGCCCGTCGTCGCCGACGTGCTTCATAATGCTGCTAATGAACGTGCCCTGAATTTTGTTCAGCGCCCGCGCTTCGACCACCATTTTTGCCAGCGGATGTTCGTGGCTCGACAGGAACGCTTTCGTGAAACTGGGAGCGCCTGCCGCGGTCCTTGGGTAGGACACCGAGAGCTTGTCGAAGGCGTCTGCCAGACTTTTGGCGGCCCAGATCTCGACGTGGTTGCCGACCAGCTTTTTAATTTCCGCCAGCGTGTTCTTCTCGCGACGTATGAGCGAGTCCCGTGCCTTATCTGCCTCGTCTAAATCTACCCGAACGCCACGAGAGGTCATGTCAACGAGACAGGGCAGGAGATTATGCTCTAGGTCAACGATCTCCTGAAGGCCCTCCTGCCCGACTTTTACTTTAAAAAAGTTCCAAAGTTCCAAGGTCAATTCAGCGTCAGTCTGGGCGTAGGGCCCGACGTGCATAGCGGGCAGCTTCCACATTTCAGCCTTCGGGTCTAACCCAAACTCTCTCGCCGCGGCGATTAGCTCTTTCTCAGACTTAACCTTGTCGAGATAGTCATACGCTACGGAGTTCAACGAGAACGACCGGCGGTTTTCGTCCAGAAGGCTGGCGACTACCATAGTGTCGATAATGCGCCCGTTGACCTCTATGCCGTGGGCCCGAAGCCAACCGACATCGTACTGCGCGTTGTGGAAGATCTTATCGGCGTCCGTGGAGCAGACGCGCTTCATCCAGTTTTCGACCAGCCGACGATCTAGGTTACCGCCGCCTAGATGCCCTATCGGGTAGTAAGCGCACCACCCGTCCACGGCGACGGCGTACCCGACGACCTCACCGTTTTTGACGGGCCAGCCCGGACCCCGCTGCATAAGGTCCGGGTCGCGTGTTTCGAGGTCAATTGCAATCTGCTTTGCGCTAGACAGGTCCGGAAAGTCAGAAGGCGGAACCCACTCGCTTTTCGGCGCAAACATAGCCATCTGAAGGCTCATTTTTTCTTCCTCGCTCGTCGCGCTGCGGGACGGGGCCTGCCCCGTCGTACGCGAGCCTTCGCTACCGCAGTTTTTTCCTCATTAGGCATTCGCCTCCGAACTGACCGAAGAAGGTCTTCAGAGATGTTCATTGCCGTGGCCGTTGAGATAGGCACCATGAAATCGAGGCCTTTTTGCTTGTCCACGATGCGGAACTTTATGGGCTCGTCAGGGCCCTCGTCGTACGGAATAATTAGTGGCAAAACTGATAAGCCTCCCTAGATGATTCGGGCTCGACAAGGAAAAGGTTTTCCTTTGTGCGAGTTATCCCAACATAAAACGTCCGGTGAAGGTCGTTACTGCCCGCAGTATCTTTCTCCGCCTCCCGTAAAGCAGCATAGCTACAGTCTGTATAAAGAACGACGTTTTGAGCCTCGCCCCCTTTTGCTCCGTGAATCGTGGAGACCGTGATTCGAGGCTTGTGAGCCAGTTCTTCACCCCGCCTTTCCGCCGCCTGAATGTAGGCAATCTGCCCCTCCGGAGCTTTCGTCAGAACCGTGGGCCACGGATCGTCTTGAGAAACCAAAAGACCTTCGGACTCGGCCAGTACATCATACCCGATTTCTTCCTCGTCATCGACATTTGGTAGGGTCTTGTATCCCCGCCGAACGCCTACCCCCACCTCCAGAAAAGAGTACATGTTTCGGGCCTTTGATCCCGTTACCTTTTCGCCTGCCTGCAAAGCTTTCCAGCAAACCACGGCGTCTATCAGCTTCTGGCTGCCCTTTTTCCGACCGTGCTTAGTTTCGAAAAGATATCCGGCTTGCGATAGCAGAATTTCAGCGTCTTCCAGCATGTAGTTGCACTGCCCTAGCACAAGCCAGTCGCTCTCCGCCATTTCGGGTAGTATCGACTCGATACCCCTGATGTACTGGACGGAGCCGTCGATACCCTGCGGCTCGTACTTTTTAGGCAGCCGCCCTTCAACGCGAGAGACCACGCTTTCGGCTAATTCGTGAACCCTTCTCGGAACACGCCAGCTTGTTGCTAGAATTTCCGAGGCCCCTTCTAGGCCCAAAAACTGTTCAACGTCTGCGCCCGCCCACCTGAATATGGCTTGATCGTCATCGCCCGCCACGATTACGCGGTTGGCAGTTTTTTCGGCGATTTTATGAACGACGTGCCATTGGAGCTTCGACAAGTCCTGCGCCTCGTCAACGAAAACCGTATCAAAAGTCGGGCAGGTACTGTCCGCCAGTTCAATAAAGAGGAGGAGCATGTCGGTAAAGTCATAACGACGCTCACCCGACTTGTAGTCCTCATACACCCTGCTCAGGTAATCGACCAAGGGCCAAGACTGGTTGTTAGTGACGCCCCACTCCTCGTAAGCTTGCCGCAGAGGGATCTCTTTAACCTTCGCCATGTTTATAAGACCCATGACCGTTTCCTTGTTGGGAAGAGCAAGGCCAAAGTTTTCAGCGTCCGGGTTAGTCGCGGTCGCTTCAAACTCAAAGCCGGTCAGGTCAGTCATGTCTCTCCAGTTTTCTTTATCCATCAACTGGTCGAACTTTATGCCGCTGTGCATAAAACAAAAACTGTGCAGCGTCCGAAAGTAGGGCAGATCATCAGGGCCCATGTTGAGCCGTTCCAATGCTCGGTCACGGGCTTCATAGGCCGCCTTCTTTGTAAATCCGAAGTAACCGATTCGTCCGGGAGCGACGCCACTGTCGATCAGGTCAGCGACCATGTTAATAAGGTGCGTTGTTTTGCCGGTGCCGGGCGGACCGAAAACGCGCAAAAATTTAGAATGGGATGTCATCCATCTCTCCGGTGGTTATGGGTGACGCAACCTCGGCAGATTTTGCTAAGAATGCGGGGATTTTATAGACGCTGACTGTTTCAGTACCTACGCGAAGTTTTGAAGCTTCCCCACCAATTTCGCGAAGTCTCTGAGCCAGCTTGTGGCGCTTATACTCGAAGAATTTGTTTCGTTGCAAGAAACTTTCGAGATCTCGAAGCCGAAGGTACGTAACCGAACTGGTTTCGTCCGTCCACGGCTTGCCCAGATGTATCTCGTCACGAGACTGCGCCGTCTGGTGATTGACGCAGAAATCGCGGAGATATTCATAGAAGATGCCCCGAGTAGATTCCTCCTCGGCCACCGGAATAACTGCGGCGCTGTTGTCCCGCAACTCCCCTAGCAGAGCGGCAATACGGTTCTCCCAGTTATTTTTGGTGGACGAAGGCGGCAGGAAGTTTATCTGCTCCATGCAAGCCTTCTGAAAGGCGGGCTGCGATAACAGCCCTTCACTGTCTAGCTCAATAGGCACCCCGTTCACGTCCAAGAACCAGACCGGGGGTTGGCTGTCGTACTTCCGAAGATTCGCCATTGCTGCCGAGGCAGCCCCACCAACGCCAAACTTTCGAGTAAGGCAGGTGGGCCGGTCGCAGTAGGCATTTATCGGCGCATCGTTGCACCTATAAGCGTAGTCCTTCTTCTTCAACTGGTTGACGACTACGCCCATCTCGTTCAGTCCGAGGGGCGGGTTTAAATAGGACATGTTCCACTGCATTAGCTCGGTTTCCCAGCTATCGGGGTAGGCTTTTTGCAGGTACACGCCGATGTTAAAAAGGCCGTTGTTACGACCACCCTCTGCTATTTTTTGAGGCAGAAGCACCTGAAGGCACGGCGGACCATCCACCATAAAGTCGTTTTTCTTGGTCACCGACAGGGCCGCTATTTGCTCCGGAGTTTGAGCCCTGTCCGCGCAAAGTTCTAGAAACTCCTCCAGCGTCGCCGCGCTGCCGTCAACATTGAAGGCGTGTCTCAGGCTGTCTTCGTGACCGAAATACGGCAGGTTTATCGCGGAGCCCACGTCGCCGCGCTCCACGTTAATTACTTCTTGCTTTGGGAATATCTCGGCCTCACCCAGACCCATTGCCGAAGCGATTTTACGCAGAGCCTCTCGCATCTTTGCAGCAGGCATCCAGTCGGTGCAGAAAAGATAGCAGTGAGCGCCGCCGCTCTTACTGCGGTCTACGATCAGCGGCAGCTTCTTCTCTTCGAAAAAGTCAATCAGCTTCTTGTGGTCTAACGGATACCTGTCGATATCGATGCACCCAAAGCGCACATTCGAGTCCGCATTCAACAAGAAGATGCCGATGCTTGTTTCCCCATCCAGATGACCGCGGTAGTGACCCTCGGTCAGCGGCTCCCTTTTTGTTTGATATGTTGCCTCGTTCTTTCCCGAACCATTGACGGCTTTGGGCACCATTTCCAAATACACGGAATCGAGACCCTGAAAGAACGACGCAAATTTCTTTACGTGTTCCATGGCTATCCTGAAAAGGGGCGACCCGAGGGCCGCCCCATATGGTTAAAAGGGAATGTCGTCTGACCCCGCGGGGGCTTCGCCTTCGTGCTTAACGACTACGTCGCCGCTAGACACTGTCTCGGCAAAGTCTTTTGCGCGAGTGAAGAGCGCCTGCGAGTCGATCAGCCCTTCTCGGCTGATTTCCCAGCCGTGCCACGAACCCTTGCTGTTCTCTTCCGAGACCGTCTTGAGGTCGTACACGTAAGCGTAGCGAGGCGGAGAGAAGACGTTACCGTTTGCCCCCTTCTCCTGCGCTGCGGCAGCCATGGAGTTCCACTTGCGGGACTTCTTCAACTGCGTTGATTTCATCGCAATCAGTGCAGTCTCGGCAGTGCCGTCATCGTTAACGACCAGAACAAAATGCTGGTGCGTTTCTTCGATGTAGTCACCATCACCGCCGACGACGTAGTCCTTATTATCTTCTGACGACCTCTCGGTCTTGGGCATAGCTTCGCCCGGAGAGAAGATGTTAAGGGGTGCGCCGGAGCCTTGGCCCCGCGGAGCCCACTGGATAAAGCGCTTCTGAAAAGCACACGAAACAACCCGGATACCGTCTTTGCCTTTGTAGACCTGCCCGGTTACCGTGTTGTAGATGTCACCCTTACGGGCATCCTCGCGCTCGTCCAGAATCGGGTCCAGCCCGCTCAGGATTTTGATAAACGGAAGAGCAAGATCGTCCTGCGTCAGGTTTTCAAGCCCTGCGCCGGACTGCTCTTCAAACATCGACATGAGATCAGCGGGTGCGACCTCCTGCTTCTTCTTAGTAGCAACTGCGTTCGCCATGGTTATTTACCTCCTTTAATGACGGCACGTTGGCCCACCCAAGCTCCGAAGAGATCTGTGGGAAATTCATCACCGTTCTCGACGCGCTCCTTAACGAAAGCCCGTAGTGTCGAGGGGTGAACTTCAGTCTTGGCTTCAGCGACATAGCCTTTTTCTTCAGCCATATCAAAAAACGCCTGCGCCTTTTTATCTTCGTTTTGTCCGAAGCTGCATGACACGGTGTTCTTGATAATGTCGCCGTAACCGTTTTGCCTCAACCACTCGTAGACCTGCGGGCGGTCGTCTTTCTTCGGTGCGGCAGAATAAGTCTGCTTCACCGAGATTTCGGAACCGTCGTCAAGCTTAAATGATTGAAGCCCGAGTTCTGAAAACAACGAGGGCATTGCTTCGTCGGTAAGCCGTCGAAGCTCAGCCCTCTGGTCTTTCAGCTTTTGCTCGGTGGCCTCAATTTCCTGTTCTTGAAGCCGGATCTGGCGGGCGCAGTTCGACACGCTAGCCAGTGCGTTTTGCCCTAAGCGTTCAACATTTGAAGAAGCTTCCGCTTCATGCTGCTCTTCGAGGGCGTTCAGGATGTCAAATTGATCGTTCACTTTTTCTCCTTTCGTGTTTCGTGAAGCGACCCCGTTTCCGGGGTTGACGGGTCTTACCTACTCGCTTAATTTCGCATAGTCAACAGGAAAAAGCATGGCCTATAATTTTCAGACAGAACCTTTCGCCCACCAGCTTACGGCTCTCCAAGATTCGTGGGCCGCGGACTATCACGCGCTCTTCATGGAAATGGGAACGGGTAAGTCCAAGGTGATTGTCGATACCATGGGCAAGCTTTACGAGTCCGGCAAAATAAATGCGGCGCTGGTCGTAGCACCAAAAGGTGTCTATGACAACTGGGTTCAGAAGGAGATTCCGGTTCATCTGCCCGAACGCATCGCTCGAAAGGTCGTGCGCTGGCGTGCCGCTAAGACAAAAGCTTTCGAAGAAGAGCTTTACGATCTGGTGATGAACCCGTTCGACGGGCTGAAAGTTTTTGTGGTGAACATCGAAGCGTTCAGCACTGGCCGTGGTGCCGAGGCGGCGTACGTGTTTCTGGAACAGAACCCGGATAACCTGATGGTCGTAGACGAATCGACCACCATCAAAAACCGCAAGGCCATGCGAACGAAGAACGTCGTCAAGGCCCGACAGATATCCAAGTACCGCCGTATCCTGACCGGCTCACCCATCACGAAAAGCCCGATGGACCTGTTTTCGCAGTGCGATTTTCTGGACCCGGGGGCACTGGGCATCCGCTCGTACTACGCTTTTCAGAACCGATACGCGCTCGTTCAGCGTCGCCAGATGGGTCACAAGTCTTTTCAGGAAATTGTCGGCTACCGTCGGTTGGACGAACTGACAGAAAAGCTGGACAGCTTTGCGACCCGGACGCTGAAGGAAGACTGTCTCGACCTGCCGGACAAGCTTTACATTCGCCGACATGTGCCGCTGACCAAGGAGCAGCAAAAGCTCTACGACCAGATGAAAAAGCTGGCGCTCGCTGCTTTGAACGATAAGTCAATAGCCACCACGCAGAGCGTCCTCACTCAGATCATGCGGTTACAGCAAATTTGTTGCGGGTTCTTTCAGCCCGACGACAAGCCTATCGAAGACTTAGAAAACGGCAGGCTTCAGGAACTTCTCGACGTGTTAGAGGACGCGCAGGGCAAGGTCATCATCTGGGCGACGTTTACGCATAGCCTTCGCAAGATCCGGGATGCGATAGCCGAGGTGCACGGTCCGCGTTCCGTGGCTACCTATTATGGCGAGACGCCGCAAGACGAAAGACAAGAGACCGTTAACCAGTTTCAGGATCCGGACAGCGAGTTGCGTTTCTTCGTCGGCCAGCCACGGACCGGGGGCTACGGGATTACGCTAACGCAGGCGACCACCGTAGTTTACTTCTCTAACAGCTACGACTTGGAGATCCGCCTACAGTCCGAGGACCGCGCACATCGGATCGGCCAGAGGAAGCCGGTGACCTACATCGACCTCGTGTCGCCCGGCACTGTGGACGAAAAAATCCTACAGGCGCTAGAAGAGAAAAACATACTCGCCGGTCAGGTTCTTGGGGAAGAGGTTAAAGGCTGGTTAAAATGATATACAGCAAGAGGGGCCATAATGTACTTGATAGAGTGTGGGACTACCGGTTCCCGAATGAAAAAGACCATTACAAGTCGCAAAAGCAAAAAGACAAATACCTTGAGAATTGGAAGCGCAACGCGACGATGCTGAAAGAACACAAGGAAGGGTCTAGCGCCCTAGATCTTTCCAAAAAATATAGTTTGTCCTTGAACTGGACAAAAGCGATTTTGAAACGAGAGGAGCTTTTACAGAGCTACTTGTCCAGTATCCCAAAGGAAAAAGTGACCGTGTCAGATTTGGGGCCTTTTCGGTTACGAACCGGAATGTGCTTAGAAAACGAAAACCTTATTCATCTGCCAATCGAAGAGTTCTATCGATCTCAGAACGCCCAGTCTCTTTTAAGAATACCCAATTTCGGCAGAAAGAGCCTACGTGAGATAGCCCTATGCTTAGAAGAAGAGGGTTACGATATATCCAAGTTTACTCTCTAAGCGTTTAGGCCCTTGCTGTAGCCGACGCCTTTGACATAGGTCAAAACCTCGCCACGCGGCTTGTCAGCTATGCTGCAATGCACCCAACCAGAGTTTGGATTTCCGGGCATGTAGCATTCCAAGATAAGCTGGTCAAAACCAAGGTTATCTTGGACCCACTCAGCCAGTTCCAAGTTGTCGATGCCGGGCACTTCGAAGTCTGCCGCCTGTCCTTTTGCGTGTTGAGACTTGCGGCTACTGCCGATTGCTTCGCAAAGTTCCGGTGACCGGTATCCGGACGACGGAGAGAAGGGAATGCCGTAGTGTTCTCTTACGGGCTCCAGTATGTCCCGGCAAAGCCGTTCCATGTAAGCTACCGCGAACGAGTCGGGGGTATTGTCGATGCCCATGCGCGTTGCGGTCTGGCTTTTAACAAGTTCCCGCAACGTGAAGTGTTCTGACAGGTTCATTATCTTTTTCCGTAAAGGGAGCCTATACCGCTTTGTAGTCGCACTACGCCGCCTTCAGCCATCTGCGCGTTGAAAGCGTCTTCCGCTTCTCGCTCCGCGGCAAGATCTGCTTCCGTCATGGTGTTATATCCGAGGTTTGAAAAAAGTCCGGTGGGGGCTTCATAGTCAAGGACACCTGCTTGCTTAGCCATTCCCGTACTAAGGCCGGGGAGGCCTAATTGATCTGCGATGGCGTTAGCGGCAAGACCGAGACCCGGCACCGTCACGTCCGCCGCCCTTTGAGCGAGGAAAGAAACTAGGCCCATAGGACTTAAATCTAACCCGGAAAGAGCGAGACCTTTTACGTCGGCGGCGGACATAGTCGGGCCTCGTTGTTCGACGGTAGGAAAGGCTGGATCCTCTACGTTTAGCGACAAACCCAGCTTGTCTAGTCCAAACTCATCAATGCGGCCCATGTCAAACGCGTCTTGAGCGGCGCTGGCAAGACCTGCTTGCTCAGCCGCCTCCTGTTCAGAAGTCTGAGCGCCTCCAAACGCGGAGAACCCGGCCACTGAAGCGGCTTCCGCTGCCGCGTTGGCCGCCGCTGCATTAGCGGCCATGGCGCTTGCATCAAACCCAGAAGCATCGGCTGCCGCCGCATCGGCTGCCGCCGCAGATGCCGCCTGATCGGTTGCAGACATGCCCACGTCATATCCGGCTTCTTGGCCTTCGCCTCCGCCGCCTCCGCCGCCTCCGCCGCCTCCGCCGTCGCCTCCAAAGCACCAACGAAACTTATCCTGCCATTCGCCGTCTACTGCGTGGCGGCTTTTCCGGTAAGATCTTTCAAGTAGCGTGAGCGAATCCATCTTTCTTTCTCTTATCTATTAGCTTGAAGACGCCCGGCGTCCAGCGAGCATGTCCGCCTTTAGCAGGCCGCCGCCACAAAGCACCGTCCTTCGGATAAACATACAAGTATTTTTCAGTCAGATCATTCTGAACTTTACGTGCAATCTTTGCGGCGTTCTGGTAGGGCGCGATAAAGTCGATGACCCAAAGTGTTCCCTGTTTGTGGTCCGTGGCCCAATCTTCGGGCTGAAGTTTCCGCGTTCCTTTAATGTAGCCCTCGGATGCGACGTTCGTTAGAAAGGCGTGAGAGTACATCCCCTCCGGCACCCCTACGTCGTTGTAGAAGATAACCAGACGCTCGTTCCTCATCGCCGGAAAGATCAGTCGCTCAAGATCCTTGATGTAGAAGTCCCGATGCAACTCAGATAGAAGCATCAGGTCAATCACATCACGGAAGGCTTTCCGGTCGCTAAACATCAGCCTACGTTTCGGCCCGCACCAAGTATCGGGTCATCCGGGAACAACGTAGCCAGTCCGGCTCGCTGTTGCGGATTAGCTTGGCCCGTGGGCCGCGGAGCAGGGGCCGCCGGTTGTGTTGCGGCGACACGCTCTGCCAGAGTCCTGAACTGCGGAACTTGGACCGAGGACTGGTCGCCCAATCCGCGGGCAGGAGCGGGTGGTTGAGTTGTGTTCGGTTCTGGCGCGGGCGCGGGCGCGGCGTCCGCTTCTCCGATTATTGAAAAATCGTAGCCTAAACCCATGTCCGACAGGTCTTCCTCGCTTATCACACGAGGCGCTGCCGCCGCAGAACGGGCGAGAGCGTCTGCTCTTTTACCTTTACCGAGATCAAAAAAGCTTCCCACCTGTTTCTGTAGTCTTTTGCCTATGTAACGCAATAGGCCAAGCTTTTCATCGGGATTTCTAGGTGTCGTTAAAGCAGCCTGAAGAAGAAGATCGTCATCTAATATCTTTTCAATGATGGCGTGTTCTCGCATCATTGGTATGTGTTTAGTAATTTTTTCGGCTAGCCGAATTGCTGCTGAGCTTTCAACTATGCCGGTGCCTTGTCCGGGCCTGCCGGGCATCAAATACGCACCTAAACGAGCCGCGCTTATTCTCATTAAATAATCTTGCAAAAAGCTTGTTTCGGTGGGGTCAACAAAGAGCCCTTCTCGCGCTACGCCGTTTTGAAAAAGCGCTTGATGCTCAAGCAGTTTTTTATACCTTTCAAGCTCCGGTCTCGTAATAATTTTATTTTCAACCATTACGTCGGACAAGGACTCTCGTCCGTACTTCAGTCCTTGGTTTTGAGCAAAAAGTAAATTAAACGCTTTGTTAGGATCGAAAGATCCGTCACCACCCGCTCTTACAAAAATATACTCTAATATGTTAGATCGAAGACCCTGAATAGCTTCTTTTTCGCTGGGTATGTCTCCGTCTCTAGCCGCTATTTTTATGCTGTTAACAATACTTTTGAGTCGTCTCGCGCCTTCTTTATCGTTCAAAGCAGACTGAATTGTGTACATAGGCGTATCGGTGCCTAAAGCTGTCCCTAAAGAAAAGTCTTGAGCGACCTCTTGTTTCAAACCGTCAACGTCACTTCGCGCTTTCTGAAGAAGCGTCAGGCCGGACTCCCCACCCTTACCTATCAGGTCGTTAATTTCCTTATAATAGTCTTTGCCTAAAATTGTGCGGCGTGTGCCGTCTTCCGCATCAAGATCTTTTTTGATCTTTTCCAGTGCCGGCAACAACGCCTTGTTTTTTCTATCTTCGTATTCTCTCAATCTTGTATTGAAGGAAACTTCAGACTCGTTTGCCGCCCTCTCAGGCAGCGGGTTTTTAGCCTCAAAGTTGTCTAGACTTTTTTGAAGCGGCACGACTATGTCCCTAGCTAAAACCTCCCTGATAAGGGAGTCTGTGGTCATAACCTCTGTGTCTAGGTTTGCGGCAAACTCCTCTGCGTTGAAAGTAACTTCCCCCCTTTCGTCTGGATATTTAATTTTAATGCTGTCTCGCACCCTGTCTGGATCTGCCCCGGGACTAAACAGCTCTTCTTTCTCAAGGCGGTAAGCCGTGTCTTTCAAATACCGACCGGAGGCTAAAACGTCTTGCACGCGGCCAAGAACCGCTGTGTCATTGCCCTGTAAAAGTTTTAAGCTTACTTCCTCTGGATCAATAATGCTTTCGTCGTAGCCTTTTTTAGCCGCTGAGCGGCCTAGAACGGTTCGTATTAAGGCGTCATTGAAACCTTTATAAAAATCACGGGCTTCTGCGTATTTAACCCCCGAGTCACCCAAAGTGTTGTTGATGTCTTCGTAAATGTTCATCTTCAATCTAGCCGCAAGAGCGTATGCCTTGCCCGAACGACCACGTTCTCTTGATGCCCATTCGGTCATGGACTCTAGGAAATTTGTAAGTTCTTTAGGATCTACTCCGTCCGGCTGCCCCGCCGCATTTGCGTCTCTTTGAATAGATGCCTGTAAGGATCCTTTTTGAGCGGTTAAAAGCCTTGTAGCATCCCTAACCGTTTTAGTGCTGCCTTGGCTTGGCATTTGATCGATAATGCTCTGAAGAGCGGCAACATTTTCAGGGGTAGCTAAGGGCTCCCCTGCGGCGTTTAATTCCAACTTTGGGATAGGAGGGAGTTCACCGGACTCCTCCTCCGCCAGTAGTTGATTTAGCTTTTTCTTATAAAGATCTAGGGTTGTTTTTCCTCTTGCGGAGGTGGGCCTGCCTGAGATCTCTATTATTCTTCTTAAACCCTCAACGGGGTTTTCCATTTTATCAAAGTTTCTATCAAAATCGGCCAAGCTGTTAGGGCCTGCCCGGTTGTACGCGTCGTCAAAAGCGTCGGTTGCTTTTGCGAGTTTAGACCCGGACGCGGACAAGTCCGCGTCCCCGCTGACTATCCGTCTAAAGAAAGAAAGGCCTTCGCTATCAGAAAGTTCTATAAGACTGCGCTCCAAAAGCTCTTCTGCCTTGGAGATAGGCACAGAACCCGGCGCACCTAGCTGAGATTTAAAAAGGTTTATCTGGTCAACTGCTTCTCTGAAAAAGGCGTCTTTTGAAAGACGCGCTATCTGTGTCTCATTAAGATTAGCCAAAGCATCGTCAAAATCTCTAATAAAACGCGGAAGCTCTATTTCTTGGCCGCCCCTATCAAGAAAAGCGCGAATAGGCGGAGCATCAATAGCCGCTTCTCGGTACAGACGGCCCGCTATTGCCTTGCCGTATGCAATCTGTGTTTCAAACGCTTTTAACAAAGCGGATGACAAGTCCACCTGTTTTTTTAAGTCTTGGTCTTCTTGTCCGGCAGAAAATTTAGTTCCCACTCGTCTAGCAGCGTTCATGGCAGTTTCTGCTGCGGAGACTAAATTTTCGGTTGCGGCAACCTCTAGCTGGTTTCTTCTAAGTGTAGAAGCAACTTGCATAGCTTCTTTATCACCCGAAGCGGAAAGTATTTTTATCAAAGCGGTTTGGAGACGAACAGCGTCCCCGAACTGTTTATCTCTGTCTTGAAGCCTTTTTTGATTAGTTTCGAAATAGTTTTGAAGCGCAGACAAAGCCGCCGAGCGAACGCGAACACCCGTCGGCAAAGCGTCTAGAGGGTTTTCTCCGTGAAACTCCGGGCCCAAAATAACATTTAAGGCTTGCCTAGACTCATCGTCTAAGAAATTGTCGCCCTGTCCTATTCTTCTAGCAACCGCTGTGGGGTCTTCTCCCATCTCCACAAAAAGATCTAAAAGCTTTTGAACAGCTATACGACCTTCCCTTGTTTTTAAAAGATTTTCGTTGTTCTCCAACCGCTTTCGGTCAAGGAAAGACCGACCACGTTCAATTACGTTTTCGACGCCGCTCACTGCCATACCGGAGACACCGCGGAGGTATTCTTTCGGACCAACAAAAAGGGCCCGTGTGGGGCTTATTTTAAAAAGCGTCGGGGCAACTTGTTTTATTGCTTGTCCAGATTTGACGCCGAGGTTTGCCACCGAATAGTAAGGCAGAAAACCCGAACCCAGTTCAATCAAGGCTCGTTTGACGGGATCGTTTGCAGCCTCAAGCTGGGCGACGCCGGTCCCTGCGGTCAGGGCGTAAGCTGTTTCTGCCGCACCAAGTTTCCCGGGATTGTTTTTGCCATACCGAGCTAAACGAGGCAGGGCATCGTCAGCAAAAGCGGCAAGCCTTACGGTGCGTGGTAGCTTTTGGCCTCTGGTTGAAAGCGCTGCCAGTTCTGCGGGACCAATAGTTGGAAGAAGGCTGTTGTTTGCATCTCGAATATTTGCCACAACCCGGCCCGGCCCCTCCGCCGCCGTTCGAAAAGCAAAGTATTTGCTAGCTTGCGGCAGAAAAGCCGGAATGCCTCCGGTTATCTGAGCCGCCGTGCGAACTCCTTCTAGTAAGTTTTCCTCACCCGGCAAAAGCCTTTGATTGTCTGGAATCAAATCCTCAATCAAGGGCTGAGTAAGTATGCTAAATCCTATAGCGCCTAGTGCGCCGCCCGTTAGCCCCGCTACGGGCTTTGATAAAAAACCGGCAGGCGGGAAAAAGGGCGTGGGAACGTAGAGAGGTGCTGCTTGAAAAGCTAATCGTCCGGTTTGTAAGGCGGCTTGCGTTCCCCCTATTCCTTCGATCAAGCCCTTGCCAGCGGATTTAAGCAGGTCTTCTAGTCCTGCGGCTTCAACACCAGCTAGTTTAGAAGACAGGTAGTCTCTCTTTTCTGAAGTTGTTTTTTCTCGGTAGGCGTCTCGCTCAGACTCTGGCACGAGAAGGTTAAAAACTTCGCCCTCGCCCGAAAAAAGCGATATTTCATCAAAACCTGATTTTTGACGATAAAAGGGCATGCCCCCCAGAACATCAAGCGTGTTAGCAAAAAAAGCGTCTCTTTGCTGCTCTACGTCCGGTTCAACCTCTTCCCCATCTATAATGACCGGGTTTTTTGCCGTCTTTAAAAGAGCGGGCAAAATCTCTGATCTAATGGTGGGGTAGGCAAGAGGGTTTTCTTCGCTCACCGGATATCTCCTTGACCTTGACGAAGGTACTTAGAACGGACTGTCATCTGTTTCTCCTTGACCTTCACCTTGCCGCTCCCGAAGAGCTTCTATGTCAGATTGAGTTGCAGACGTTCTGGAAGCTCTAGTTCCCGGAGGCAGCACATCTGGCATCATAACGAGAGCGTTTTCGATTGCAATCTCAGCGTTCTGAAGCTGCGTTGTAACCGCTTTTTCTAAATCACCTTCTGCTAACTTTCTTCGAATGTTTACCAATTCAGACTGCAAGCTATCTTTAAATATACGAAGCTTGCCAAGTTCGATCCGACCTGTTGTCAAAAAAGCGTCTACGTCAGGAAGCAACAAGGCAAGTCTGCTTTGCTCTCCTTCTGCAAACCTTGGGCTGTTAGCCGCCGCTATACGGTACAGGGTTGCAAATGCCCGCACGTAGTTTCGAGACTCTTCCAGTTCTGGGAAAAGGGTGGGCTGATAAAAACCAAGAGTACCTACGGCGGCGACACCCCCAGCCACTTTTCCGAAAATACTTTTAACTCTGGCGTATGCTCCAGTGGCTGACCGAACAGCTTCAGAAATACTTAAAGCATTTCGGAAATGGTCTCTTTCTCTTCCGGCTTGGAAAAACGCGGCTCTACCGTCATCGCCGAGGCCGCGGCCCTCTCGTAAAGCTCGTATGTTATTAATGTGCAGTTGGCGACGGTTTTCTCTTTGGGTTAGATCATCTATCGCGTTCAGTTCTGCTCTGAAGGTTCTATCAACATAGGCCTCTACCTGCCGGTCGCTCTGGAAGTTGTTTTGGAACTGGTCTCCAAGTCGCTCAAGAACGGTCTGTTGATAAAGGTCTCTACGCTTCTTCCTCTGCTTCGCTTTTTGCGAACTGTCGTAAGCAGTTTCGCCGGAAATGTCTATGTAACCGGCCTGAACACTGTCGGGGACAACTTGATTAGTTCTTAGGTCCGTCCAACGCTCCTCGCCTTTTTTCCTACGCAGCGTAAATACGTCTTGTGTTCGGCTGTTAACAAATGTTGCAAATTCAAATTCATCGGGCTTCCCTACCGCACCCTCTATAACAACTTGGCGACCCTGTGGATTATCATCGGTTGGCGGGTACACAAACGCCAGCCGCCCGTCTGCTAGCGTCTTGATGTCGGGGTCGCCGGGGATAACAGCCTTGTATTCGAAATCCCCGTTTTCGTTGGCTTTTAGCTGATAAAGGCCACCGTTGATTTCTTGGAGCCGTGTCGGTCCTTTACCCGTGAAAACAGGCTTGTATGATCCCGGGACGATGCTGTTGTCGGCGTTTTTGGCGAACTGAAGGATTATGTCTTCGCCAAACGCCCCTTTAACGGTAACTGTGCCGTATTCTCCGGACAGCGTATAGCTGTTCGGTTCGCCATCCGGTCCCGTCCCTTCTTTAACGGCACCCGTTTTTTGGTTGACAAGAGAAACCTGAGTCGTGCCGTCTCCAAGTTTACGCGTTTGCCATTTAAAGGCAGGCTGTGAAGTTATTACATTGCCGCCACCCGGTCCTTTAAGGTAGACGACTTTCTTATTCGGCATACTAAGAGCGCCTATTTTAGTGCCGTCCCCCCTCTCTATTTCAATAGGAGTGCCTTTTGGGTTGCCAGTTACAACAAGCTTGCCGCCGTCCTTAACGGGCTCAGTGACAGTGACGGTCTTAAAATCCCATCGCCCCTCCGTAAGCGGCTTATCCTGAGTTCCCTGTAGTCTTAACGTGGTTTGATAACGAACTTTAGTACCGTCTTTCTGCTCTACATCAAAAAAGCTGGTCTTTCCTTCTACGCCCGCTTTATGTTTCCGCCAATCTTGTATGTTTTGAGCGGCCCTTTTCTGTGAGGCCATACGCTCTTTAGCCTTTGCGGCAGCTATAGCAGCCTGCCTGTCGTTCTCTGCTTTACGCGCCGCGGTTATTTCGGTTTCAGTTGCTGTAATGGACGCGAGCTTGAGTGCGCGGTCCGAGGCCCGTTGCGCGGCCCTCTGCTTCGCTATCAAATTAAGAGTGTTCTGACCAAGCCCTGTTTCAGTAGCCGCCCGCCCGGCTTGAGCCAACAGGTTTTCGCCGACTTTCGGGGCCTGCATCAGAGAGAACCCGAACTTTGCCAGATCCTGAAAGAACTGTGCCTGCGCCAGATCCCTGTCTTCCTCCGCACCCGTATCGCCCATCAAAGCCTTGTACTGTGCAAGTCGAGCAGCGGCAGTGGGGCCGAAGTCTGGAACGGAAGACGCTCTTGCAGCCGGAGCCGGAGCCGGAGAAACATCGGGTAAACTTGCAGCGGCGTCTATATAACTAGCAGCCCCCACCAGTTTTTTCGCTTCATCTGCGGGTAAATCCTGCAAACGAAGCGGAAATCCAAACTGAGTCGGCCCTAAAGCTGCGGGATTTACATTAAAAGTATCACCCCCGTTAGAGAAGCGGCGGACCTCGCCGCCCTCGCTAAAATTTACAGGGGGCACTCCCCCTTCCGGGGGTGGCGCTGCCGCCATCTGCATTATGCCTCCGGCCATGTCGCCCGATACTGGCACGTTCATAGCGCCCTGCGCCATCGGGCCAATACCGCCGGTATCGACCTCGGTCTCCTGTGTTCCTTCAGCACCCAGCATCAGCATCACCGGCTGCACCAGAGCCAGAACCGAGTCCGGCGTCTCTGCGGCATCTTCCGGGCCAACGACCGCTGCCAGTTCGCTGCGGCGCTCTTCTTCCGAGGCCCGTGTTCCGCGGACCGCGTCCATCATGCCTTCAAGCGTGTCTGCCTGTTCAGGGTCGCTGAAGTTGTTAGCCGCGCCCTCTAGTATGGCTACCACGTTCGGGTCCATTTGCGCGGCGATACCAGCCGCGTCCATAGATCCGAGGTCCGCGGGAGACGGAGCGCCCATCGCGGCCATCTGATCCATAGGCATATCAGGCACCGGACCGCCTGTTTGCAGGCCAATGTCGGCTAAGGGGTCCACCGTTTCTGAGGAGAACCGGCCACTGGGGTTAGGCGCAAGCTCCCTAATCTCAGCGTCTGTAAAATCCTTGTCGCTTAACATCATTCGGTAAGCGTTGTTTATTTCAACCTCGTTTAAGGGGTTGGGTGCTGGGGACAGGTCCGACTGAAATATCCTGTTCAAACGCTTTAGCATGTCTTTCGTTACTTCAGGACTCTCGTCTGTTAAGGGCTCTCCGGGTTGTCTTGTTGGCCCCGGAGGCGGAAAAAAATCGGTCATACGTCCGTCAGGCCCTCGTACAACGCCGGGTGCATCTTCACCGATGCCGCCGATAAAGCCGCCTCCAAATCTCTCAAGAACGTCACGAAACAACGGCACCATCGGCAGTGTTGGAGACATTTCAACGATATCAACAAGGTCTCTTCGGTTCTTCGCAACAAATTCGGCAGTGCGGCCATCTCTTATTGCGGACTGTAGTTGTCTAGCCAGATAAAACGGAACAAGGTCTTGGTTTAATGACGTAGGAACGCCTCCACCTTCGTCCATCGGCAGGACGCCGCGACCCATCAGAATATCTTTCTGCGTGACTTTACCGTCGCCGCTGAGATCGGGGAATGCCGCTCCCCCTTTGGCAAACATCTGACGGCTCATTACATTTCTATTCATCATCCGAATAATCCTGCTTTACTGGCTCCCGCAAGTGTACTGCCGACTGCCGTCAACCCGCCAACAACTTGCTGGAAGGGCGACGCCTGCGGTACGGAAGCGCCAGTCAGTGACTGTTGCGTGGTGGGTGCGCCTTTGTAAATGTCGCTCAAGAAGCCGATACGCTGGAACGGCTCGTAGGATTCTTCTATCGCACTCTTACGGGCAGCGTCTATAGCCATCTGGTCCAGTTGACGCGCTCTTTCTCCAAGGTCGAATCCGAAGCTGACATCTTTTTGGCCGAGGTTCTGGAACACTTCACCAATGCCCGCTTCGCGGAGACCAAGGTTGCTGAATGCCTCGCCCTGACCCAGCGCTGTCCGGGCCAGTGTTTCACCAGCACCAATATTCAGGCTTCCAATGCCTTGGCCCGCGCTTAGTTGTCGGGCTCTTTGAGCCGAAAGCTGTTGCTGCGCGTTTAGGAAGTTCTGCGCCTGCGCTTGAGCGAGAGCCTGTGCCCTGTTCCGGTCTATCTCTCTTTCAGCAATCTCGGCGCGACTGCCACCAAACGCGCCTGCGCCCGTGGCCTGTCCCCGAACTTGGTTTTGCTGGATGTCAAAGCTGCGGTTTATCTCGTCAGCAAGAGCCTGTTGGAAGGGGTTCATATACTGAGCAAGTTCATCACCGGCAGCGGCCTGCGCTCCGCCCTGCATCAAGGCGGTGCCCGCTTGTACGCCTCCGGATATCAAGGGTTCGGCCAAGCCAAACGCTGCTTCAGCCGGTACTCGTGCATCGCTAAGGAGCCCTCGCGCACGGTCTAGATAGGGCTCAAACCCACCGATGCCCGCTGCGGCGCGGTCCTGAGCAACTCGCTGAAGATCTGAAAACTCTGCTACCTGATAGTCGGGGAGATCGACCGGAGTACCGGAAAGCTCTTGGGCATCTTTAAGAAGCGCCAGCTTAATGGCTTCAATTTCAGGCGCTTCCCGAACAATCTGTTCTTGAATCTGAGTTGTTGTAGCCATTACGCCATCCTCTCGCCGCGGGCCTCAAGGTTCCGCATGACGCTGTACATGTTGTTAATGCCCTGTTGTAAGTTGCCGTTACCGGCACCCTTAACGGCCTTTGTCGTAAAGATAAACTCGCCCGGCATGACCATGGCTTTTACGCTGTCCTTACCGGGTATGCCCTCGTCAGGCATGATACCCCCTGTCCGCCGAGGGAAGACCCCACCACCGTCTTCAGCAAACATTTCAGGGAAGCGGTCACGAAGGCTTCGGTTAAACCCGAAAGACGCAGGTGCTGTCGCGACCCGCGTCTGTCTTGGTGACGTTATCGGAGCCTGAAGGGCACTTGGCGGTAGGCGGTTGGCCGCCACCAAAGCCTCGCGCTGCGCTGGCGTGAGTTTGTCAACTACGTCCGGCTCCTCCATCTCTGGAACTTCGAACAAAGAGGGCAATGCCGCTGCGGTCGCTATACCGCCGCCAATCAAAAGGCCTCTGTTTTTACCAAAGAAACCGGGCTGCGCGTCTGCTAAAGCCTTTTCTCCCGCTGCTTGGGCGGCTTTATTTACCGCCAGCTTTTGAGCGACAGTTAAGTCTGAAGGTTTAATATCGCCCAACTGAGCGGCACGGCTTTCTCGAACAGCGTCAGCAAATATCTTTTGACCGGGGCCCTCACTCTTAACCAGTTCGGGGGCACTGAAAAGATCCGACGCTCTTTGGAAAAGGGTTCGGTCTCCAGTGTTTGTGTTTATATTTTGACTAGGCCCCGGTTGAATTTGGTTCTGAGCGAGGTTCGCGTCAAACATCATGCCGCTACTGTCCCCTGCGGGCGCTGGCGAGGGCACTGAAACCTGCGAAGCGGCGGGCTTCAACGCAAAATCCGTTCCAACGAAATCATCTAGTGCCTCTAAGCTGGGGTTGAAAGCCTTCTCGAACTGACCTGAGACAGTTTGATCGAAGAAGTCCCCGGTCCGACTAAGATCTGCTTGAAGGTCTTGTAGGCCCGTGGTCGTAGAGGCCTTACCGCCAAGCATGCGGTTTACGCTTGGGCCCGCTATCTTACCGAGGGCTGCACCGCCCGCGCCCATCGCACCGCTAAGAAGAATGTCTTCAATGTCACCGCCGCCCACTGCGCCGCGAGCCATGCCGCCAAGTGCGCCTGCCGCCACGTCGCCAACAGCGGGCGCTATAAGACCAGTAGCGCCGCCAATAGCCGCGCTAAACAAGGCGTCTTTAATGCTGCCGCCCCCGGCCAACGTCCCGATGCCGCTTGAGATAGCGCCCGCCGCAATGGTGCTTAGGCCCAAGCCCGCAGGCCCGAGAAGCGCGGTCCCTGCTACGGTAATTGCAAGCGGCGCAACCTTTTTAAGAACCTTGCCTACGCTCTTGACGGCTTTCTTTATGCCACGAAAAACACTTTTAAAGAAAAACTCAAGCGCCCCGGTTTCGGGGTTGATTGCGTTCTCACCGCTGCCAACGATATATCGTTCCGGATCTTCAACACCCATGTCCCGCAAGTGACCAAGGATGGACTCCTTGAGTTCCGGCATCTTGTCGAGAAGGGGCTTCGGTACAATTAGTTCGCCCGTCTCAACGTGAGCTAAAGCGTCGTCTCCAAACCGGCCCAGCTTCTCCATGCGCTCACGAATAGCGCCGAGGTCCGCGATTCCTCCCGCGTCGCCAACGGACTTCTCGTACTCATAGATGTCGTTTTCATCAAGAGCCAGACTTTGAAGTCCCGAAGACTGATATGCTGGGTTAACTGACATGTATTTTTCTCATGCTTCGCCGCTAATAGCTTGCGGCATTGTCACACATATTACCGCATCCTTTCTCTCCTTGCCAGTCCAAGGATTGCCGCATTCCGGGCAGTTTCCGTCAGGATATGAAGCCTTTTCATCAACCGTATCTACGACGTTATCGCAGGAGGCGCACTTAATTGTTTCGGTGCTAGTGGACGGAAGCCACCGACCACCGTCAGGCATAACAATAATACTCATGGGGTTAACACCGTAACAGAACCAACAGAAGCCGTTCCAGCGACGCCAGCCGGGTGAGGGTTGAATGCGCGGGTAATCTTGACGAAACCGTCAGATTGAAAGAGGCCGCCTACCTCTAACCCGCTGTCGTTGTCGGGTAAGTTCGTCATCACGAAGGTCGTTGCACGGCCCTCGCCCGGCTGTTGCGTCTGGTCTACAAAAACACCGAAAGCGCGTATAACGTCCGCGAAATACGTCTGTCGGTACTCTGTCGGCGGAATTGCAAATTGCGGTGGGACAAGAGAGCGGCCTGTCATCGCCTACCGTCCTGTCGTATATCAACACGAGGCGAGCCTAACCGCCACGTTACGCCTTGGTTGGCGGACTCTATCCTAAGGCCTAAGCCACGCCCTCGTATACGAACATGGTTTTGCGTTTCGTCTGCCGTGACCGTTGACGCGTAATTCTGAGTAAAGCCGGTCCCCGGAAAGTCCTCGGCCTTCAAAGTAAACGTAACCTCTTTAGAGGCCGTGTCCGGCGTCGTAAGAAAACTGATGTCAGGCACAAGGCGGCGAATAAACCCGAACTTTTCACCGTCAGATATGTCTATGGGGCTGGACTCTATGTGCGCGGCTAAAGCGGAGCCGTCGTCATCTGCGCCAATTTCATGGTTAAACAGATACTGACTGTTTGAGCTAGCAGCAATCGGGTTGGACTTCAAACCGCGGTCTAGCCACGCTGACCGTTGCAGGTTGCCGAAGTACCAGACTTTTTCGTCATAGTTGTAGATGACGTACTTGTCGTTGTTCTCGGATCCGGCAGAAGAATAGAACCAGATAACTTCTCCAAACTCTGAGTTTACCCCCGCAAAAACCTTGTCCGACTGCGTTTCGTTAAAGTCGTCAAACACGGTGTCCCGAACAGTGCAGGGAAGATCCTGCACCTGCCCGTCGTAGACATAGAACCTGTTTTTGCCCATCCAGAACACGGAGTCATTTACCGCAACGGCGGAGTTGGCTCCCATGATGGTGGTGTTAGCGGCAAGCTGGTTGATGCCAAAAGTAAACGGCGGACCTATAAACTGCATAGAATGAGTGGACGCGTCAGTAAAGACTACGATTTCGCGGCGTGTCTCGACCGCTTGAATTATCTCAGAGCCCGACCCTACGACCAGATCTCCCGCAGTGTTTGTGGCAGTAGGCTCCCACGTTGTCGCGCTTTCTTGGTCTGAAAACCGTACTAAAAGCTTGTCCTGATCCGCACTTCCCAGTGCGTTACAGCCAAAAGCAATAACGTGTCTATCTCTGTCGGAAACAATAATCTGCCTAGCTACGGTGGGCGCGTTTGCGTCTAGCGTGGTTATATCCACCGCCCTTGAGTTTGTGCCCAAAGATTTGTCCCAATAATAAACCCTAGAGTCTCTAAGATTTATAATAAGATCTTCGCCAAAATTATCTTGGCTCCATACTCGAAGGGATTCGCCCCCTGCGGTCGTTGTCGCTGCCGAGCCCCACGTACCCCGTCCCCAAGTCCCTGCGCCCCAGCCGGTTCCGGGAACAACCGCGTTAGTGCCGACGTTTATCTGATACTTGGAAGTTACCGAACCCCCGCCGTTACCGGTGTCAGACGAATTTGCAGTTGCCGTCGCCGTAATCGTATAGGTGTCTGTGCTTGGAACGGTTTGTATTTCATATTCTTGGTTCAGCACCGCAGCCGTTATATTACCCCCGAGAGAAACAGCGCCGCTGAAAGTAACAAAATCGCCGACGATTGATCCATGACTAGCGTCCGTAACGGTTATGGTGGCAGATCCGTTTGACGCTGAAAAGGTAGTGGAGTTTGTCGTAGTTTTTCTGAGCGGCGTTACATCAAAAAAAGTTTCGCCTTCTTCAATGTAAAACTTGACGTTTGTTCCTACGCCCAAGTACCTAGAGTTGTCGATAGCCCGCCAAGCATGAAGAGACCGGCAAGTGCCTAAGATTGTATTTTGAGAATACTTTTCCCAGCCGCCGATTTTTTCAGGAAAACCAAAACGAAAACGAACCTTGTCGCAGTCGTTCCAGCCCCCCTCGTTGGTGTAAGCCGTAACCTCAGTATTAATACCGGGCTTAAACTGAAGCTTATTTAAAGGCATTCTTTAACTCTTTGTCGTACGGCTTTACGGTGCTTCCCATGAGAGCGGCATTAGTACAAAAACTACTGCCGTCCGGACTAAAAAACAGGGTAAAGGTGCCCCTACCCTCAAAAAAATAAACGGCGTGTCCCACCCCGTTTACTCCAATAAATTTTATGGCCTCGCCCTGTTCCTTCGTTGATTTTACTAAATTTTCCCAATCTTTAAGACATATTAAATTAGCGGATAACGCGGTAGGCCACAGCAAAAAACCGCACATTACAAGTAGATATTTAAGGCGAGTGAACAATCTCTTTCCCTAAAAGGTCTAAAGATTTCTGGAGCCAATCCCCTCGGTATTGATAAGTTTCCGGGTCAGCGTCAGACCGCCACTTGCCGTATTGCCCCGCTTCTGCGTAAGCGGCATCTATTTCAGCCCCCGTCATGTCCGTTCTTGTTTTTCTAACTTCTTGATAGAAAGAAGGAGGATGGAACGGCGTGTTGTCGTTATAGTCGGGATCTGGATGCGTTACAAAAAGGTTGCATACGGCTTCGGGTAAATCCTCAAACTGTTCGAATCGACCGGTCAAAGTAGCGGCAACAGCGTCATAGTCGAAACTGTCCCCTTTTTGCACAGAGGTAAAATCCGGAGATCCTGCAAGGTAGATATCCACTCCGTCCACCTCTATTAAAGAGCGGAACCGATTGTGAGTGTCCGTAGCGGTGTTTTCAACAGATATGCCGACCACAATACCGTCAGGAGATCTGTTGTCTATTTCTTGCCGATATCCCTTATACCTCGGCTCTATTAGACCCACGTCAACATGATACTCAAACCCCTCGCGGATAGGTCGAAAATCCTCAGAATATGAAACGGGCCACGTTGTTGTCTCATACGCAAAGTCACGAACATTTGATTTTAGCCACGAGACTATTGCATCTGAGGCAGTCTTTTGCGCCTCGTTTTTTGCGCTTCCGTCCGTGAACTTTTCAACAACCCAGTCTTCTTCGGCATAAACTGCCGTAATATCGTGTGAAGTATTGGAAAGCCAGTTCCAAAGCGCGAAACTACTGTTCGTCCCGCCTGAAAAGGGTATGAGAATACTTGCCATGTTCTATGCCGTCTGTCCTTGAACAGTGCCTTGATTAGTAACCGGAACCGTTCTGCCGTTTTTACAAACCGCGAAGCCCGCTGCGCCGCCCGCACCGCCGGAGCCCGCGGGAGTGATAATAGGACATTCCGAAGCGCCGCCGTAGCCACCGGCGCTTCCAGCTTGGCCCG